TCAAGACCTTCTTTGATCTTGTCAGGCCCGTAGCTCCATACAGGATACCCAACCTCGCCAACTGACATGCAATGAATGACATCAGGGTCAAGACCGTCTGTCTCCAGATCGAAAAACAAACGCCTCATCTGTCATCTCCAGACCCTTGGATGAGGTCTAACTGCATACGCCTGTCGAGCTTGTGTAGGTTCATCTCGCCTACACTGGACAGATCAAACTGGAGCTGGGCGGCAATGTTGGCTAAATACCATAGAACATCACCGCACTCTTTCATGACTGCGAGGCGTTTCTCGTAATCCATGTCAGCCAATGGCTCACCTTCGTCACGAATATGTTTCTTGAGCTTGTCACAGACCTCACCGCACTCAGAGGCTAGGCCAAGTGCCAGATACTCGATCTTGCTGTCTTGTACTATGAAAGTTGTCTCAGCTTGTAGCTGGTATCCATCAAGTGTCATTGGATGTGCCATCACTGAGTTTCTCCTTTGTTTTTAATGAATTTGCTCTCGCGGCTGCTTTTTGCTGTTTGCTACCAATAGACAATGCAGCTCTTATTAGCCTTCTTTTCGATAATGGTTTTCTAGCGATGTTTCCTGTTCCGTTTACGTTCTTGACGTATCCTTCATTAAGAAATGCTTTCATTAGAACTCGCTCCCTTCTTCGTTAAGTCGTCCTGTATCGCGGTTAAAATGTAAGTTGCCAGCCCAGCCCGTCTGACCAGACCAACGGTTCTTTAGAACTGAGATGATGCGTAAGTCGCTGTCAGGGTCTTCCTTATCGACAGCGAGGCTGATGCACATATCGCTAAGTTGAGCGATTGATGCTGACCCTCGTAAAGACTGCAAGGTAGGCTTCTCGCCGCCCTCAAAGCCCTTGTCACCACTTGGTCGTCTAAGGTGGCTAACAGCAATCACTGTGACCCCTAGCTCTTGTACGACCTCTGTCCTTAAACGTGTCATGGCAATGTCAATGAGCTTGCGTTCATCATTGGTTGCCAGCCCCGACACAAGGATACTTATGTGATCTAGGATGATCACAGTGACGCCCAGAGCTTTGACCATGAAGCTGATGCGCTGGATGATTGTGTCGATGTCACATGATCCCCAATGGTCGTAGAGGTAGACTTGGTTATCAGGTGGAAACAGCTCGTCAAAAGCCGCTTCGATCTCTTCTTGGGTGGCTTGGTCTTTGTTGACTGTGATATTCTTGTTGAGGTGTATTCCCACCAAGCCCTGCAAGCTACGCTTGTTAGACTCTTCAAGACATATGAGGCCACAAGTCTCGCCCTGCTTGTGTAGGTGGTATGTAATCTCTCGAACAAATGTTGTTTTACCGAGTCCAGAACCAGCGGTGATGGTCACTAACTCGGCCTCACTCTTGAGCCTGATACCACCAGTGATGGCGTTCAGACCTGAGTATGGATAAGTGATGGAAGAAGCGGCATCTTCCTGACCAATCACGCCTCTGAAATCGGCAGAGGTCTTGATGCTATCAGGCCGATATTCACGGGCCTCAAAGATAGCACTCACGACTGCCGCTGTTTTACCTGCCTGTAGGCAATCGTTTATGTCTTTCATCGGGAGGTTAGCAATGAAAGCCTTTCCTACAGGAAGGATCTGTGCAGCTTCAGACGCAGCTTTTCTGCCAGCGTCATCGCTGTCGAAACATAGGACACACTTATCAAAGCCACTGACGTAATCGTAGTTGTCTTTGATCGCTCGGACTGCGCTATTTGATCCGTTTGGGATACCGACAGTCGCAGCATGGTATTTGCCCATGCAAACGTGTGCGCTAATGGTGTCTACCTCTCCCTCGCAGATCACCAATAGTTTGCCTTTGCTCCACAGGTGAGATCCGAACAGTGTCATCTTCTTGGCATCACCAAGTATGCTGAACTGCTTGTCTTTAGTTCTTACCTTTTGGGCAACTAGGCTGTTATCTGTGTCAGTGTAGTTGGCAACTTGGACTGCCTCGCCTCTTTGCTTGGTTACGAAGTATCCAAACTTGCGACAGACATCCTCAGACAGCCCACGTTTCTTTAATGCCTTAAAGCGACCAGTGAGAAGCCCCTGTCGGCTATCGGTGGGAGAAACGGCAACCACAGGTGCGCTCTCACTGGTGCTATTGTCTGGTTGAATGGTTGTCTCGCATTTGAAGCAATGTGTATGACCATCGTCGTACAAACTGTTTGCGTCACTGCTTCCACAGAGGTCACAGGGTATATGTGACACAAACTGGCTCTCTTTATGTATTTCCGTAGTCATTCTTTTGCTCCCTTGCGTTACTCCTTCAACCAGTCATCAGGGATCGTCTTGAACGCATACTTGAACCCATGCTTTTCACACCACATCGCGTATGTGGTCTTTGAGCCTTTGTAGAGTTTCTGATTGCTGCTAAAGACGAACCTGATCTCGATGTCAGGACATTGGTCTTTCACTAAGAGATGCTTCTGCCTATCAGCAGACAGGAAGCGCCCCTTAGTTTCGACATAAAAAACACCGCCAGAAGCGGTGGTAATCTTGAAGTCTGGAGTATAGGTTGTGCGTCTGGAAGGCCAACAGAACGCCAAGCGGTCTCGCTCATATATTACGTCTCTGTTTGCTCTCTTTAGTTGCTCTGCAACTTTGATCTCCAAGCCACTCCTGTAACCTCGTTGGTACGCTGCTTTAGAAGTCGTCAGAAAACTCATTAGCTTCTTTGCTTTCTTTAGGTGCAACAAAACCACCCTCGACAACACCGAAGTCGTCGCCACCGTTTGTAGTCTCGGCTGGTTGGATGACTTGGACTGCACCAAGGTTTAGCTTCACGCCAACATTTACACCTTTGTCGTAGGCGGTGAGTGTTCCGGCTACTCTGATTACAGAGCCACCCCATAGCTGCGGCACGGTGTCGCCAACCATGAGTTGTCCTGCTGAGTCCTTGAACTTCGGCGCAAACTTACTCTTTACCTTGAAGGTGACAGCACCTGTATCTGGATCACTGCTGTAAGGCATTAGTGCATTTGAGATCTTGGTTCCTAGTTGCTCTATTGCAAACTCGTTAATGCGGCCCACAAGCTCTTTTGCGGCATCTTGTGGAACTATGAGTTCCGTCTTGTATACGCCTTCCTCGTCGAACTTGGTGTCTGCTTTGTTCAACCACGGATGCTGTGCAGTTCCTTGTGGTGTGCTAAAGTTCATTTTCGCTTGAGCCATTTGGTTTCTCCTTTGCGGCTTTGCTTTGGTCTACTAATGCTAGATTGGTTGGTTGACCTATAGCTCTTAGCTCCAACCCAAGGGTGGCGGCTTCGGCTAATAGGTCTACTGGAATAGGCCGACCACGCATTTCACACAGTCGCGCCTGTTCAAGCACCTTCTCTCGTTGGTGCATGGTGTTCTCCAATTCTTTTTATTGTTCTTGGTGGAGTTAAATGAAGCAGTAGTAACTTTCTAAAACCTGCTTCAAATCGAGTGTGCCTTGCTTTGGCACTTCGGGTAGATCAGCTTTCTCTGGATTGTCCAGTTGTCTGACCACCTGATCCTTTAATGTCTGGTAGATGTCTTTGTTGTGGTATTGCTCGACAAACGCCTCGCGCACTGCATTAAACAATGCTGTGGTGTCGGCTGGTGTCGTTGCAAAGCTGTCGTGGATCAAGAATAGATCAGTCACGCCATATTCATCGGCACATTTGAGTACCGTGGAATGTAAGTGTGCGCTGTCTAAGCTGTGGGTATGGTTAGCAGCACAAGCCGCACCAGCTTTGCGAGAGTCCACGACATTGTGTAAGTCCTCACGCACTGTCACTTGGCTGCGCTTTAGACTGCCATACTCGACATCGTGCAGATAAACCTTGATCGCCTTGCTTCGCTTCTTTGTGTACCTGTTGACGACAGGGAAGCCCATCGGTGTCGTCCACTCCATCATCTTGTTTTCAGCAGAACAGGCGTCACAGAGTTGTTGGATAAACGACATACCCTCATCGGCGCACTTAACAACTTGGTTCACTGAATCCCAAGACTTCCGAGCTAGATAACGGGCGGCGGCTCTGCCTTTGTCATTGTCGATCTCAAATGGGTTCTTCTTATGGCCCTTCCAATGACCCAGCGTCATAATGGCGTCGTTGATTGGTTTCATGAAGTCATCGCGGATCTGTGTCGTGAAGCCATACAAGTTAGAGCCATAGTTCTTGGTCATCACGTTACGCTTAAGTGTCTTGCGGCCTACCTTGAACTTCTGCCACGCTGCTCTAACAAAGAGATTGTCAGTGCTCTTATCCTTGTCGATCTTTTGTCGTGCTACAGACGCGACAGCCTCATATAGATCTTGAGGCTTGTCGGCTGGTGTCAGATTTACCAACTCGGCTTCATCTTTGGCGAGAGACAGTGCCGCAAAATGCTGTAGACCTGAGTTTGACCCATCAAGTCCTATGGGAAAACCAGACTCATAGTCGTAACCATAGGTCAGTACG